ACTACCAATCACCCCAGCGCTCACGCTTACAGAGCTTGAGCGCGGGATAGCAGTCAGACCGAGATTTCCTGATACTGTGATAGTCCCATGCAGGCCGTTGTTTGGATTGAAAGTGCAAGAGATAGGGAGCGTTTTAGTCCCATCTGCATTGTGGTTGATTGTGCTTGACCCACTAGCAAGCGTGTACTCCTCGCCTGAGGTCTCCCATGTCGGGTAGCTGTAATGCACATTTTGACCATCAAGATTAAGGGACAGCGTACTGTCTCCTTGATGGTTATGAGTGTAATAGGCGCCTATACGGCTGACTGTCATCCGCCACTTGACCGTTGAGGTGTTAGCTGTGATACTCTGAGACTCTTGGTCTACATATAGATTGAGATACAAGCTCCCACTAGAGCTACTAAATTTAGCCATTTTACTCCTTTCTAACCCACATACCTGATGACATTCATGTCAGGGTTTAGATAATACTGTTCTTCTCTAAAACGTCCAATTTGGATAGTTTTAGAGAAAATCCCGTTTTCGATAAACAATGTCCCTTGTGATATGTACATAACTTCGTTACCAGCTGAGAATATTGAAAACCTATCACTACTCATCTTTGCACAAGTATTCCCATTCTGTTCCCCAAAGACAATTCCTTCATTCCCAACTTGAAAATATTTGTCAAGAAAATTCCAACGTTCAGCCATGTCTTTTAGATTTCTGACATTTTCTATCAAACGCTGGCTGAGAGAAGCTAAATCTTTCTCTGACTGAGCTTTATCATTATCATTTTGCAATGTATAACTCTTATACTCTGCAATTATTTGGTTTAAAGTACTAATGCTAGCCTTAGCCTCAAGCTCAGCCTGGATAACTCCAGCTTTCTCATTTAGAGCGTTCAATTGCTCCTGAGTTAGCCCTTGGTCGGCTTTTGTATCAATACTTGTTTTGATTTCTTTTAGCTGATTTTCATCTAAAGCTCCCTTTTCTCCTCGGTCACCTTTGGGACCAGGGTCACCTTTCGGTCCTGTGTCCCCCTTTTGACCTTGCAGGCCATCAGACGTATTGATAAGAGTCAACTGCTCGGACGCTACCTCTTTGTTATCAACCCATGCAGAAACAGTCAAAACCATCTTTTGGTTGATGTCGGCAGCCCTCACAATGTAACTAGAGCTTGTAGCCTTGATTACACCATCCACAACCCAACGCCAGCCGCTATTGATGACCTTGTTACCTCGCATAAGAGTAGGGGTCACAATGGTCTGACCTTGACCGTTCTTAAATGCTACGCCGTTGTCTGTAGCTAGCTTGATAGTGTAGGGCTTGGATGCTTCAAAAAGTCGCTCAAAGGCAGCCTGAATTCCATCTGATAGCTTACTCTCTAGAGCCTTAAAATTCGCAAAAGTAGTCTTATTACTTGCCGGGTTTGTAAAGCTGATTTTCTGTTCGGTAACTCGTGCTTTTACTATTAAAGTTGGGCTAAATCCATCGTCATAAATCTGGACCGTGTCCCCGATTTCTACATCCACAAAGCCATCTACTTCATAGGTTATAGCAGGGTAGCAATGCTGCTTTAATTTCAGGTAAGCAAGCCGTCTCAACTCGTTTGGCTCGTCTGTGTCAAAGTCGAAGTCTCGTCTTGTCCACTGGTCCTCAGCTGTTGCTGAAGTGAAAGTCGAGGGATAGAGTTGCATGGACAACGGTGCATACAGTTGTTGCCCTCTTTGGTAAAACTCTAATTCTCCTTTCTCGTTTTTGATAGACCAATCTCCCAAGTTTTCAATAGTCAGAACCTCTTTTTCAGGCTCAGTTTCTTTCTCTTTTTTCTTGGGAGGTTTGATGATTCGTTTCTCAGTATTAGATGGTCCGCCTTTCTTACTAGTCGTCACAGTCTGTTCAATAGAGCCATCTGAACGAGTTGTGGTAGTCGTTGTAATGCGTGTTTTATCAGCCAGTTTTGTGACTTTAGTGTGGACAATAGTCTTACTCTTTGTCCCATCAGATGCTGTGCGAATGATCGTTTCAGTTGTCGAACCATCCGCATTTTTGACTCTTTGACTTGAAACGTGACGCTCCCCGCTGTCTTCAACCTCGACAGTCGGCATTTTACCAGTTGGCCGGATTGTATTGAAAACACCCGTCTTATCCACTTTCCGGGTGATAGAGCTAATATTTTTACCATATTTTAAAACCACATCATTCCTGATACGACCAACTCCTTGGTGTGTATCGTCGTGTTCGTAATATATATTTACAGTAAAGTTCTTAAGCGTGCTATCTGCTTTTAATTGTGTGTCAAATTCAATCTCAGCATCGAATTGTTTCGCAAGATTAAGCAAACGAGCAAGTTTTGTTTCTTGTGTCGTCCACTCAATGATGCGTTGCTGGTCTGAAATCTCGTTAATTCCAATAGTGAGATGGGCATAGTTCAGCAGTGCCATCTCTTTGCAATATTCTGCAAAACTCATGGCTCTCGTTGCTTTGTAAGGATTTACTAACTCATTGATCAATTCAAGATTGAGATTCTCACAATAGCATTTGATTGTCTGCTCATTTTCCTCCACTGACATCACATTAAAGAGGTAGGTGCGCCCATTGTGTCGGAATGACACCCAAGCACGTTCGTTTAGATGCTGGTAGGCCTTTGATGAAGCTGTGTCTGATTGGATTGCTTTCTTAAAGACTGTAAATTCGAAAGTTGAAGCTCCTGTTGGCATATCTCTTGACCAAGTATCGTTATAATAATTAAGCGTGTTCTGCTTAGTATTATCAACAAAAGCAACCTTTTGCAAGTTTGCATCGTGAATCGTTAAAAGCATTATAGCCACCTTTCTTCAAATTCAATTGTCACTGTTGGTTGTTTTTTAATGAAGCTAGAAAAGTACAGCTCTAATTTCGATTTGCCAGGAGGAATGGACAACCATTGTGACCCATCGACGATCTCGTTAGCTTTTGCAATCCCATCGATATAGGCCGTGTCATCTTCGCTATTGATAAGAACATTCGAGCCGATTGGAAAACGATTGGGAATGTCATTCGTTGTTGGGACAAAGTCTTTACGGTAGTACAATTCATCTAGATACATGTGAGAGACGATTGGATTGTCTCTGTACGCTCCAATTGTAATGTGAATTTTTACGGACTTTTTACCCTCAATTTCTGGAATGATAAAAGTAGAGTATGATCCTTGATAAAAAACTTGTACCTTGCCATCATTCCGTTTTAAATCTGACCACCCTTTTGCCACACTAAAAGGATTGATATCTCCCGTTGTAGTGCCATCAAAATTCCATCGCTTTAGAATCCTATATCCACCTTGACCATCGCTAGCTAAAAAATTGAACTCACATTCAGAACCTAGCGACCGTTTAAAGGTCTCAACACCATACAAAAATTGGCCTGCCTCATCTGATACTGTCACCTTGATGAATCCATATTGATTATTAGCTTCAGACAAAAAAACTTGCCTCCACCAAAAATAATCATTCAGGGACCCAGTGCTGCCTGTGCTATCATTGGGAATTGCCCAAGTCAAGCTAGTAGCGTAGTTGTGTAATTTAGTTTCACCTCGTAGATCTTTCAATCTAACGTGTGGACGTTCCCAAAGATTAATCATTTCGGCTGTCCCGACAATATATTCTGTCCGGTCATTTGTGATGGCTTGGTTCTTTGCTGCGCTAGCCAGTCCATTTGTGATTTTTTCACCTCTAAAGTCAAGTAAGATTTCTGATTTTTGCGATGGCTCGGTATCGGCTTCTTCACGGTTCCCAATTTCTAAGGTGCCGTTTTGATTAACTAGACCGATATACCCATTCTCAGCATTATGTTTGACTTTGACGATCGGAAATGCTCTCTCTGTACCATTATTTGTAAGATTAAACACCATCTTTCCTGCTTCGCTAGTTGCGTTTTTGTCGCTATCAAATCGCTTATAGACTGAACTATGAGCCACGCCATCAGGAATGATGAACTTAATAGACCCGTTTGAACGTCTCCCACTTGCCTCCTGCATAGAGATATCATCAATTACCATGGCCAGATAATACTTGTCTGGCTCATCTGAAAAGGTCAACTCTTTAGGACTATCAACATTAAAAATACCCGCAAGCTTGTGCTTGAGGGTATTTCTGTCTTTGGACCAGATAGAGAAGTCCACCTTGATATATTTTGCATCAATCGTTTGTTGCTGGATATTCACGCCAATTCTTGGGGCATGATCGATAGAGATAGAGCGATTGTTCCCGACATCACGTTGGATGTCATGAATTTCAATAAGCTCTCGTAAATCTGTTTTATTAAAACGCATAGTCACTTCGCTCATTCAATTACCCCTTTCATTCTTAGTAGCATTTTCTCACGCTCTTTCTGAGTTTTAGTAACGATATCCGTAACTTTTGAGCTGTCTAGATAAGCGTTTGTGTCTTTGTTAAGGATAGCAGTAAGCAATTTTTCTAAACTTGCTCTCAGAATCCTCATCTCAGACACAACTTTATCTGTATCTTGCCCATTTTGGACGCTAGTAGTCTGAATTGTGATATTACGTTGCGCTTCTTCCATTTCACGGAGGAACTTCGCATCGCTCGGGATCCCGATACCAGAAGCGTATTTCGGAACACCCATCTCACGCATCAAACGTCTGGTCTTATCCGCTCGCAAGACCTTAGAACCTCTTGGAAGAGGAAGTAAGACATCTCGACCTTGTGGGATGAAACTCCGACCATTCGGAAGAGTAACCATTTCCTTGTAGTTGCTATTTCTTTGGTCGTTAACGATAGCAAGCCCACCAGGGTGATAGTTTGTCCCGTGAGCGTGCTTGCTCGCAAAGATATTCGTAAAGAAATTACCAGTAACGCTGTCAATCCAGCTCTTAATACCTGAAAGAACACCGGATGCATTATCTCGGGCGTTGATAGTAACAGTTTTATCTTGAATACCATTAACGCCACTTTTGACCTCGCTAACAGTGTCATTAGTGCCATTCTTGGCAAGGATATTCACTGGATCATATTGCTTGATAGCATTGATAGCACCGCTCGTCTCATTTCGTACACCGCCTGTTTGGTCAGCAGCAAACAAGTTGATAGGAGATTCTTGCTTAGGTGAATTAACACTCAAAATCGCACTTCCGACAGCTGCGCTCGTATTATCCACCGCATCCAGAGATTTAGTCTCAGCAGATGCAAAATTCCAAGCCGTAATCTTATCGATAGATAACTGGCCATTGTTCAAAACATTCGTAGGATCTGCCTTCAAATCTTTTGTAAACGGAGTCGTAGCATTCCAGGTTGTCAAAGTATCAGTAGAGCGAGCAACTGCTTTTTGGATACTCTCATCATTGGCCAGCAACTCTTTCTGTTTTGGTGTGAGCGATTCATAGTTAGATAGAGCCTTTGAAGCTTCCTCTGCCTTATTCATGACATCGGCATTTTTCATGAGGAGTTCTTTGACTTTAGCTGGCATACTGTTCCATATTTTAAGATGGGTTTCACTATCAAAGATAGCTTGTAGACCAGCTTGATTCTTGACAATCACTTGCTTCTCTTCGAGAGTCATGTCTTTCCATTTACCGGATTCGACAAGAGCTTCAGCGATAGTCACACGAGCGTTTGAGTTGATATCCGCAGTCTTAGCGATAAACTGCAATTGTTCCCAACCTTCCGCAGATTTGGCAGCCTCTCCGATGACTTCCTTGACATTGGATTTTACTTGGAAATTCCCATTCTTATCAATGTTACCGACCAACAACGACCAGGCATCGTTAGCCTCTTTTACTTCCTTGCTCATCTCACTGGTATAGTTAGCAAGGATGCTATGCGAATTCCCTACCTTTTGAGAGGCTTCAGCAGCTTTCTTTCCGATTTCTTCATAGGACAGGCCGTACTCTTCCAGAACTTTCTTGGCTTCTTCCCAATAGTTCCAACTTTGCCCGGTTCGGGCTTTCACCTTAGCATCGAGATTTTGCATGACCTGATAATACTTACTTCCAAGAGCTTCCATCGTTTGTTGGTGTTTCGTTTCAAGTTCCTGAATTTTTTTATTGTAAGTTTCTTGATCAATAGCTTTACCATCAAGCAACTCTTTCCACTCGCTCTTTGAGTTCTCGTAGAGTTTCTTTTCCTCATCAAGCGCTTGTTTCAAAACATCTCTAGTATGTTTTAACTGTGTTTCGTTGAGTGAGCTGATTTTACCATTTAAAGCTTGTTGTGCTGCCGTCTGTTGTTCTTCCGACAAACTCATCATCGAGAGTTTGGCCTTAATCATCTCATTCTGATTGTTCAGGATGATTTCTTTCTCCTCTTGAGAGAACTTGCTCGCATCACCATTGTGTCGCTGATAAATCTCATTAATTTGATTCATCATAGCCTCAGTATTAGAGACGACCTGACCATTTCTTTCCTTAGCTTTGGCAATATCGTCCTCACTAAGGCCCCACTTAGCGCCCAACTCTTCCATTCGTTTGTTGGTCTTGTCCGCAGCAGTGGCTATTTCTTCATAAAGTTTTTTAAAGGCTCCAGAGACCTTGTCGGCATCTCCAGCATGAGTACCAAAGTTTGCGACAGCCGTACTGGTTTCATCAACAGTCTTTTGAAAACTTCGCAATTCTCCACGAGCAGTATCGCTCAACTGAGAACCGAACTCTTCAGTCTTGATGCGAGCCTTGTCTTTCTCGTTTCCAAGATAAACAAGTGCGGCGGTAGTAAGACCAAGACCTCCGACTATTAAACCAAGAGGATTCGCAAGCGTCCCCATTGATGTTGTTAGAAGCCCCGTTGAAGTTGATGCTGATGCAGTCGCATTCCCAAGCGCAACTGCTCCACCAGATGCCAATTTAAAGGCAGATGATAGATTCCCGGTTGTTCTAAAGGCTTGGAAAGTCTTATACATTAAATTCATGCCACCTACCGCTTTACCAGTCCCTTTAGTAAGCCAGCCAATTCCTTTTGTCAAACTTCCAATAATTCCAATACCTTTGCCAAAAAGTGTTAAAGCCGGTCCAGCTCCAGCAGTCAATGCCACCCACATGAGAACGTTTCTTTGTTCTTCTTCAGACATAGAACTAAAGTGTTTAGCCATTGTAGCCAGCGTATCAATCCAAGGTTTACCAGCCTTTAGACCGTCTCGTAGAGCCTTCAAAAGAGGTCCGCCAAATTCAATAGCCAAGTCGGTTACCTGGTTCTTAAACATCTTCAGTTGAGATTCTGTTGTCTCGTATCGCTTATTAGCTTCATTTGTCAGAGCAGTATTCTCTTTCCAAGCCTTGTTTGAACGTGCAACTGCTGCGCTCATTTTGTCTGATGATAAGGCTAGAGATTTAAGCATGTTTCCTTGCCTAATACCTGTCATGCCTAATTTCATCAAGATAGCATCCATATTTGCGCCTTGTTCACGGGCTGTGTTAAGGCCTTTAATAAAGGCTTGTAATGCTTCAGCAGGTTTTTCTTTCCATGCTTTTTGGAATTCTTCCGATGTTGTACCTGCAACTTTAGCAATCAATGCTAGATCATCTGCCGAATCCTTGGTAGTCAATGAAACTGCATTACCGATAGCAGTAAGAGTTTGAGTCATTGCAGTACCACCTGCTTCTGCTTCAATACCCACGCTACTCATAGCAGTTGCAAGGCCTAAGATTTCAGGAGCAGTTAGTCCAGCAAGTTTACCACCTGCCGCTAAACGGTTGGTCATCTCAACAATGTCTTTTTCAGTTGTTGCGAAGTTGTTACCCAAGTCAACAACAGATGCCCCAAACCGTCCATATTCGTCCGATGTCAGTCCTAGGATATTCGCAATCTTGGCAATAGCTGTCGCAGCTTCTTCGGCGCTCAAGTTCGTTGATTCTCCCATATCAATCATGGTTCGAGAGAATGTAAGAATATCTTCTGCCTTGATACCTAACTGACCAGCAACTTCTGCGACATTTGCGATTTCAACCGCACTAGCTGGCAATTCTTTAGCCATCTGACGAATGCCGTCAGATAAGTTCTTGTAGGATACGGTTGCAGTCTCATCTACTGTCTTCTTCACACCTGCAAAAGCAGATTCATAGTCAACAGCTGCTTTAGTGATTAAACCTACACTTGCAACTAAGGGAGCAGTTAGCCCTGTAGTTAATTCTCTCCCAGTTTTTGAAACTTCTTCGCCAAAAGTTTTTATTTTTTTACCACTTTTGATAAAGCTGTCCCCGTATTTATTGATACGGTTCGCAAAGCTATTCTCCTTACCAACTGCAATCAAAGCTTGTTGTACGTTACGGAGTTGACCTTCCATGGCTGCCAACTTAGCATTCTCACGCTCAATCTCAGCAGCAGCCTTATCAAATTTAGCCGTACCAGGTTCGAGAGTATCAAAACTTTTCTTCATCTGGTCCAAGACTTTTCTTTGCGCTTCAATTGCTTGACCAAGTGTCTTGTACTTAGCTTGAAGCAAGTCTGTGTTTTTCCCATTGTTTTTAAGGGAGCTGTCTAGCGCCTTTACATTGCTTTGAAAGTATTTAACCGCATTCTTAGCACCATTTAGAGTAGGATTGAACTTCGACACGTCCAGCCCTAGCTCGATATACATTTGACCTAACGGCGTTCCACCTGCCATTCAAATCCTCCTTTTTAAATCATTTCTAGAAAATCAGCAAGATCCATGACTTCCTCAGCTTTAGCAGATTCAGCTTCACCAAGAACGCCCATCAGGTCCTCCCAGCTCGTATCCATAACATCACGGATACTCATGCCGTATGGTCCTTCAGTTGCTTGTTTGACAAAACCATAAAACCGTTTCAGTGCTTCACTCGGCTTTATTTTTTCTCCTTTGGGTCAACATCACCCACCAAATGAGAGTAGATGTCTGCAAATACCGCAAAAATATCCGCCATGTCTGTGTATTTCAAAAGTTCTTCCACTTCCAAATCTTCAAACAATGAGGCGATAAATTCCAATTGCTTGTCTAGCTTTTCAACTTCGGACAAGTCAGAAGATAGTGCTTCATTGAGAATCAGGTAGTCACGATAGTCCTTAGTAGTAATTTCCTTACTGGTCTTTTGAACATCTTGACCTTTCTCATTTTTAATTAAAAATTTAACCTTAGCCATATACTTTCCTTTCTAGAAAAAAGATAAAAAGAGAGCTTGCGCCCTCTTCCTACCCTGCAGCAACCATTTTAAGTTGCCCTTTGAATTTTTTGAGCTTAGCATCATCTTTACCAATGTATTTCACATAGTAAAGACCATTTGTTTCAGTGTCATCACTTGCAATAGCAGCGAAACTCAAGCTGTCATCTGGAAGTTCTTCTTGCTTGTCTTTAAGCGTTTCAAGTTCTTCAGCGTCCATTGAGAATTGTCCTTTGAAGAATCCGACTTGTGCCTGAGTCCCATTTGCAGTCTGAGACTCAAGCATAACAGCGCAGTATGGAGCAACTGTATCAGCACCAATACCAATAATTTCATCTTTGACTTGATGTCCTAGGATTTTAGCGAGTACTGTTGAAGGAATATCAACCGCAGTCAGTTCCATCTTCACATCGCCAACACCACGGTTTGATACGTGGTAAGCGACATCACTACCATAGGTTTTTACTGGATCACTTGCAAGACCTGAAATTTTAGCGGTACGAGTCGCACCTTTACCGGTTTGACCTTCAATTACAAAAAGGTTTTCTCCAAGTGTCGGATTAGCATTTCCATCCAACACACGAATTGTCATACGTTTAAAACCAACTAATGCCATTTATAGCACCTCTTTCTTTATTTTAGTATTCTTCGTATAGAGCACTCTGACCTTTGTAGGTCCGAGCATCTACATAGCGTTTGATTTCTGGAATCCATTCATCCAAACCACCAACAGTTTGATAAAATCCCTGGTCTTCCATAATCTTTTCAATTTTTCTTTGGAGTTCTTTGCACTCCATATAATTTTTAGACTCTACATTGACCTGATAGAGAAATGTCTTAGCAAGGCTCGTATTACTGCCATGAACTGCCTGCATCGGCGGACCAACTGGTCTAATGACGATACTTGTCTCATTGCTTGGTAGCGTGTCTGGACGTTTAAAAGATTTGATGCTGATTCCAGCTAAAGTCTCATCTTTTTTTAATGTCTCATAAAGTTCATTAAACTTATCTTTGACCATCTAAAACCCTCCTATCTTCAAATGACTAGCCATCCTGTATTTGTAGGTTTTAGCATGAGCCTCTGAAAAGCGTCTGATAACGCCAAAACCTCTCGGATGTGGATTTTTGGCATACCCAAACTCATTCAAGTGAACCAAGCGCCAGCGAGAACCCTCACCAAAACCGATTTTTACAACAGGAACACCACTAGCAAGACCCGTCACACGTCCAGCAGTAGCACTTTCAATAGTGTCTCCTTTATCTTTGTAGACTTGCAAAGCACCTTTGAACTCTTCTAGAGTCTCGTTTGCGACTGCCTTCAAGGCTCGACTCGTAGCACGTTTGACCTTAGTATCACCAAGATGAACTTCAAGGTTTCTAAGAACATCATCAAAGCCTCTTAATTCTGCTCCACTAGACATCTTGACCACCACCGATGATGACTATCAAAAAATCCCGATTATCAAAATCAGGACGAACATCGATAATTTGCCATTTTTCACCACTAAGACGGTTGTCGCCAACTTCGACAAAATGCTCATTCTTTGGCTGATAATCAGACAAAGGATCTCGAATTTTCAAAGTCATCTTAGCTTGCATAGACTTACCAGTCGCAATCTCGATATCTTTAAAGCTAGGAGAGTAAACTTGCCCCATTGTGTAAAAAGCCTTCTCGTGACTCACATCACGACCATGAAGCCCCTCCTCGACTTTAGAAGTATAGAAAGTCAAGGGGGTTCTCAGGTCTCCATTTTGAGCCTCAGGCTTTTTGTAGCGATAGCTAGGACGGTTAGTCTGATAGGACATCAGGCGTTGTTACTTCTGGTTGTTTTTCTGACCATTCAACAAAGCCAGGTAGCGCTCCATCGATTTCATCAAAGCGCTCTTTTGTCGCTTCAAACTCTTGGCCAGTAGAACGATATACCCCTTCTTTGAGGTCATAAAAGCCTTTTAAAACCTTAATCATGTTTTTCCTCCAATTTGTAATTTTCTAGTGATAATGCCATCAAATCCCCTTGAAAGTTTTGATAGAAAAATTCAACTTGATCATTGTAGACATATCGAGCACGTTCTAAAATAAGCTCTCTCACTCGTGGATCAGCATAGTCCTTACTACCGACCAGACTGAGAATGGCTGACTCAGAACTTTCCAACATTTTAGAGAGGTTGTTATCCTCTCCAGTATGAAAAATCCTCATCCGCTTCTTGAAAGATTCAAGGAGTGGATGAAGTTGTTCTTCTGGAGTCATGGCTCAACTCCTAGATTAGGCTTGGGGAAGTTGTAGAGTCCAGACTGCTGCAGTCTTTTCATCGTGAGCCTTACCATAAGCAAATTGCTTAGCAGTGTAGAGGTTCAAATCTTCCAAAGCATAGGTTTCTGTATAGCGACCGAGTGAAATGCCACCACCGACAAAAGCATCGTAACGACCTTTGACAAATGTAGTGACTTTACCAGCTGTCTGTGCCACGGATTCTACCAAGATAATGTTGAATGGCATTGCAGTGATGTAGGTCCCTTGAGCATTCAAAGAAGTGTATTGCTTCTTCACATCCCAAGCATCGGCTGTATTAACAACCATTACAAGATTACCTTCGACTGCGACTGGAGTAGTGCCATCAGCTTTAGTTGAGTGGTATTTACATACTTTTGTCAATTCTTTGACTACGGTAGCTGAGTCAGCAAAAGTCAACTTAGTAGTTTGAGCTGTTTTTTCATCATGAGTTGTATGATCACCTGAAACAGTTCCTGTAAGGGTACGAGAAAGACCGACAGGTTTGTTGTCTCCATCGCCGTTCAAGAAAGCAGCTTCAAGGGCAGCGGCAAAGGCTTCTGTAATTTGTGCAGAAACAAATTTTTGCAACCAAGCTGGACCAAATTTTTCAGCATCTTTTGGAATTACAACGAAAGCAGTCAACTTGTGTTGAATTGCTTCTTCATCCTTGAATTCTTGTTTGAGCTGTCCTTGGATTTCTGAATTGATTTTGCCCCAA